GCGGCTAGAGATCCTCCTGAACAAAACGCGGGAAGAGGTCGCTAAGGAGTACGTGACCAAGGTTGAAGTCCACAACGACATCAACCGCGTACTAGACCGACTGGATCGACTTGAAAGCAAGCTGGACGCTTTCATCAAGGGGCATAAGAATGGTACCTACGTCTAAAGGTATCAAGTTTGGTAAAGCGCCTAAAACGCGCCCTGATCGTCAGGTTCTCAACCGACAGAAGACTCGCCAAGGAGCTTCTGAACTTTTCAAGGATGGTGGTCAAATGAAAGAGTCCAAAGCCATGATGGGTAAAGAGATCGCCTTCATGAAAAAGAAGGGCGCTCCAAAGTCGATGATCAAGCATGAGATGGCTGAAGACAAGGGCATGAAGAAGATGGCTTCGGGTGGCTACACTCGTGCTGCTGATGGTGTTGCATCCAAGGGCAAGACCAAGGCGAAACAGGTCAAGATGGCATACGGCGGGAAGTGCTGACATGGGTCGCTTAAATAAACCAGCAAGACCCGGATATAGGTATAGGTCGCCTAGTCAAACCAACGCAGAGGACCTAATACCCCACCCGTTAGAAGACGTTGTGGCTTCTCAGAGAGCTGATTTCGAGCGTATTGGGCGCGGGTTAAACACTGACCGTACTTCTCCTCAAGGGAGAAGGGCTAGGCAAGAAGCAGGTGCGCGGGCTAACATCCGCTCAAATCTTCGTGGTGGTGCAGCAGGGGTTGCGTTTGGGATTGGTAAGGCCGTCGGTAAAGAAATCGACGAGCGAAACCCAGAAGTTGGCGAAGCAGTCAATAAAGCTCTCGACAAGTCGGGGGCTAGTAAGGTTCTTCAGCGTGGTGCTGTTAGTCCGGGTCGGGTTGAGTTGACGGATGAAGCTAAGCAGCACATGGCCGACAACGAGGTAGCTGACCTCATTAGAGAGTCCAAAGAACGAGACCGCGAGCAACGAGCGCAGAAGAAGATGGAGTCTGAGCGTGAGCGGCTTCTCCGTCGAGGCGCTAAGGAAGGCTACGCTAAAGGCGGTATGGTTGGCTCCGCTTCCAAACGTGCTGATGGTTGTGCTCAGCGGGGTAAAACTCGCGGAAAGATGGTGTAACCATGATGGCGTCTCGTGGCATGGGGGCCATTAACCCTTCCAAAGTACCCAAAGGCAAGACTCGACATCGCAAGGATGGCGATGAGTTTCAGGTGTATGCGGGGGGTGGTATGACTGGACCCAAGCTGCGAAACGTCGGCAGTGCGGGCAACCCTGAAGGGTTAGCTGGCAAGTACAGCACTGCCCTCGATTCCGACCTCACATCTGCTAAGAAACGGGCAGAGTCTGCTGGGGCCACTAAGACTGCCAGTGCTATTGGGTCTGAAGCGGGGCTTCGTAAGCGGTTGAAGGGGTATAAGTCCGGTGGCTCGTCGAAGGTGAACGAAGCCGGTAACTACACCAAGCCCGGTATGCGGAAGTCGTTGTTTGAGTCTATCAAGGCTCGTGCAGTGCAAGGGACTGCGGCAGGCCAGTGGTCAGCCCGTAAAGCTCAGCTTCTTGCCAAGCAGTACAAAGCCAAGGGCGGCGGGTACCGTGACTAAGCCATCTCAACAGTCTCTCAAAGATTGGACCTCTCAGAAATGGAGAACCAAAAGTGGTAAACGATCTTCTGACACGGGTGAAAGATATCTTCCAGAAGCTGCGATCAAAGCTCTTTCCCCCCAAGAATACGCCTCAACAACCCGAGCCAAGCGAGCAGGCAAAGCCGCCGGGAAGCAGTTTGTAAAGCAGCCGCCCAAAGTGGCGTCTAAAACCGCGAGGTACCGATGATGGCTAGTAAGTTTCCTGATCTCACGGGTGATGGCAAAGTCACTCAAGCCGACATCCTCAAAGGGCGAGGCGTCGGAGGGATGAAGAAGGGGGGCGCTACAAAAAATTGGATTGCCGATGCAATCAAAAAACCCGGAGCCCTGCGTTCCGCACTAGGGGCCAAACCCGGTAAACCCATCCCTGCGAAGAAACTGGCCCAAGCCGCTAAAGCTCCGGGTAAAATGGGGCAACGTGCGCGTCTTGCACAAACTTTGAAAGGGTTTAAGAAATGAACTACGGTATCGCTCTGTCTTGCGCCCAGCACATGGCTAGCACCCAACTGGCTGCGCTGGGGTTTGTTAATCCTGAAGTGTTGTCGTTGATTGAAGACCTGATTGCTTTGACCGCTCCGGTCGAAGAAGCTCCGGTCGAAGAAGTCGTGGCTGAAGAAGTCGTGGCTGAAGAAGTCGTGGCTGAAGAAGTCGTGGCTGAAGAGGGCGCTGGTGATGCAGCCGATCAACCCGTTTGAGACCCTATCTTCGCCTCAGCTTGATGTAGTCGCTTCGGCGGTGCGTAAGCAGGTAGAAAACCAAATTCAGCTTTTTGGTTTTGCTAGTGACTACCTTAAGGCTGTCTTGGCTCAGATCGATCAGACCAAACGGGATCAATAATGGCATACACTTCGGGCACATCAGCTTTTAATCTCGACCTTGCCGAGTTGGTTGAGGAGGCGTTTGAACGCGCTGGTGCCGAGTTGCGCACGGGTTATGACCTGCGCACTGCCCGACGTAGCCTGAACATCATGTTTGCCGATTGGGCTAACCGTGGCATCAACATGTGGACGATGGATCAGGGGGTCATCCCGCTCAACACCGGACAGGCCACCTACCTTCTGCCCACCGATACGGTCGATCTGCTGGAACACGTGGTTCGTACTCAGGCGAACAGCACCTCGAACCAAGCAGACCTCACGATTACCCGCATCAGCGTGTCGACCTACGCCACTATCCCCAACAAGCTGACTCAGGGGCGTCCTATCCAGATCCTGATCAACCGCTACAACGGGCAGGATTCGGCGTCGTCATATCAACTGACTGGCACTACAAACGCTACGGATACGACCATCACCCTTAACAGCACAACGGGTGCTTCGCCGGTCAACACGTTGCCGGGGTCGGGTGTTATCAAGATCGATAACGAGTACATTTACTACAATGAGCTCGTGCAGACATCTCCGAGCGTTGGGCTTACGAGCGGCGTCTACACTCTGTATAACTGCATCCGTGGGTTTAACAACACGACTGCAGCATCTCATTTGTCCTCAGCTGTTATCTACAAAATCAACACCCCATCTGTGACGGTTTGGCCGACTCCGAATGCTGGAGGGGATTACCAGTTGGTGTACTGGAGGCTGCGCAGGACTCAGGATGCTGGCGACGGCGATAACGTGATGGATGTGCCATTCAGGTTCATCCCCTGCATGGCTGCTGGTCTTGCCTACTACATAGCTGGTAAGATCCCATCAGGCTTTGAACGACTGCCGATGCTCAAGCAGCAATACGATGAAGCGTGGGCTCTGGCGTCTGAAGAGGATCGTGAGAAGGCTGCGGTTAGGTTCGTGCCCCGTCAGCAGTTCATTGGGAGTGGCCCGTAATGGGTAACCGGTTTGCTTCCGGTAAAAATGCGATCGCCATGTGTGATCGCTGCGGGCAGCGCTACAAGCTGAAGATTCTTCGCCGAGAGATTATCAAGACCAAGAACTTTGACCTCCTTGTATGTCCTGAGTGCTGGGACCCTGACCATCCTCAGTTGCAGTTGGGTATGTACCCGGTGGATGACCCGCAAGGGCTAAGGAACCCGAGACCTGATACGAGCTACGTGGTGTCTGGTCTTTTGGCCGACGGTTTTCTTGGCGAGGGTAGCCGTATTTTTCAGTGGGGTTGGAATCCCGTAGGCGGGGCGAGTGGAGTGGATGCAGGGCTAACTCCAAACAATCTTGCCTTGAATATTCAGCTCGGTTCTGTCACTGTGGTGACTACGTAAAGGATTATCATGGACGCTAAGAAAGCTGTACACAAGCACGAACGTGTTATGCACCCCGGCAAGCCCCTCACCAAGATGGCTAAAGGCGGTAAGACTAACGCCCAGATGCGAGCCATGGGGCGTAATCTGGCAAAGGTCGCCAACCAGAAAAAATCGTCTTTCAAGTACGGGGGCTGACATGCCCAAGTACAGTATGAAGAAAGGTGGCAAAGAGGTCGGCCCCGCGTCGGTCTACGCCCCTCCCCACACCATGGAAGGTGCTAAGATGAACGTCAAGTCTGCGCAGGATCAGTTTATGCTGAAGGGTAAAGACCCGAACAAGCTGACCGCTGCTCAAATGGGTCCCCGTAGTGCGCTCCCGCGTGTGAGTACTGGTGACCCCGGTGCCGACGATGTCAAGACGACGGGCATCAAGATGCGCGGTACCGGTGCTGCGACTAAAGGTCTGATGTCCAGAGGTCCGATGGCATGAACTACGCCGAGTTGGTGTCTGCTATCCAGTCGTACACGGAAAATCAGTTTCCGACGACCTTTCTTGCCGACGGTACGTCTGTGTCCGCTACGACACAGATCAATCAGCTCATCGAGCAGGCAGAGCAGCGCATCTATAACTCGGTGCAGTTCCCTTCTCTGCGCAAGAACCAGACGGGTACTCTCTCTACTGCCACGCCTTACTTGTCCGCTCCGAATGATTTTCTGGCGTCATACTCGTTTGCGGTGGTTGACGCTTTGGGTCGGTACAACTAT